CCCGTGGCGTTGTTTGCGCCGTCAGAAAAAAACGCATTCGCATTTGTCGGGGGATTATTTATTTCCGCGTCATTATTATTTCGCAAAACGTTTTCGCGAGCGGTTTTTAATCCGAGCTCGCGCAACGCCTCGCCTAGTTCGCCGCCTGCCTTGCGGTTGCATGATGCATGGGCGGGTCGTACGCCGTCGTCGTCGCCGGTTGCTAACGCGTGCGGGATGCCGACGTGGTCGAGGTCCCATGCCTGCCACGGTTCGACGGGGCGGGCGCATCGCGGGCATGGCATGGGGAGGCGTGTCTGCCACCGTTGGCGCAACGCCGACCACGCGGCGGACGAGAGCTGTCGACCGTCGGCGTGGTTGTGGGCTCGATGGTTCGAGCGCTTGCGTGTCGTGGCGATATGCAAACTATCTACCCGACTTCACCCTTTTGGCTATCCATCGTTTCCGTTATCCACATTCCGCGCGCGCCCTACCTAAGCGGAACTAGCGACGGTAGGGATTGGTAGTCGGTTGGGTTTCTATTGGTATTCGTACTAACAGACTGCACACATACGTTAGGTGCCGAGTGCACACATACGTTAGGTCAGACTGCACACATACGTTAGGTAGAGGCTCGTCGGCGATAGTGGTTATCCACAGTTTCCACAGGCTGTGGATACCTAATGTCGTACTCATAATGTGAGCTCGTAAACGGCGTTGTTGTGGCGCTCACCATGCAACCGACCGACCTGTTTAATCAGCCCGGCGTCGACGAGCTCGCGTATCGCCCGCCCGACGGATGCCTCGGCGGCGCGGTCGTATTCGGTGCGCCCTAGACACGCCCGGGCGAGCCATTCCCACCCGCCCCAATATTGCGCGCGAGGCTTGGTTTTGGTGCCCGTGTCATGGGCGACGGATGCCATACCGAACAGCACGAGGCGCGCGGAATGGGACACACGCGCGGTACGCCCGGCGAGCCCGGCGCCCGCCGCCGCCGCCGTTAGCTCGTGTCCCACGACTAGGGATTTCGGCGTCGATAATGGCTCGCCCGCTCGACCTCTAGGGCCCGTACCAATTCGCATCGTTCGCACAATTGCCCGGGGTCGTTTTCCGCGCTCGTGAGGGTGCCGCATCGCGGGCACCTATTTCCTTGTCGGGCCCTATCGGCGTGCACTTCCCTTTTTAGGTGGCCGGTCGCGGTTAAACAGTCCTCGCCGGGCGCGGCATTACATACCGGGCAGGGATAGGAGAGGAATACCAATCGCCACGGGGAACGCTCGTTAACCATTTCATTCCTCGCCCTCGTCGAGCTCGGTCGCCTTTCCCGGGCGTTTAGGTACCGGGATAGTGTCGATTTGTGGATATGACGTGTCGCGCCTTACTAGGTGGATATCGACGTACCCGCGTTTGGTTCGGGTCGCCATGACGGGACGGGCGCCCGCCGTGTGTGACGCCTCGACGAGGTCGGCACGTTCGCTCGGCGGTATCGAGGGCCCGAGCTTGCATGACACGAGTAAGGGGCGCATATCGCGTCGGAGGGCGACGAGGTCGGCGACGCCGAGCGAGCCTGCCGCGCGTACGACGATCCACCCGCACGCCTCTAGGGCGGCGCGTGTCTGCCTTTCGAGGTAGTCGCCACGTTGGCGGTTGCTATTCGGCATGACGCGCCGCCTCGACGACGGGCACGGGGTCGACGCTTACGTACCAATGTGCGGGGCGGGCGCCGGGCGCCGCCTCTAGGAAGGGCGACCACACATAGTTACGTCGGACACTTGTCCACGCGATGAGCCGAGCGCCCTCGATTGCCCTAAACCGGTACTCGGTTCGGTCGCACCTAAGGATTTCCATTGTGAGCCCGAGCGCGTCGCGGATCGGTACGTCGAGGTCGGTAAACCATGCGAACGTCGCCCACGGGATAGCGCCTATCGGCGAACCGTCGTCGCGTTGCTGTTTCGTGCCCGGGATAACGAGCCCGTCGTCGCGGATGCCCGGCGCTCGGTGCGCGCATGTGTAATGGAACAGGGCACTCATGACGGCGGCGGCGTTCGGAGGTCGAGCACGCGCATACCTAGCGCGAGGTTGGTCGGGTCGACGTATTCCCAACCCGCTAAACCCTCGTCGAGCTCATCAAAGAATGCGAGCACGCGGTAACCCTCGGATCGGGTGAGGTCGGCGGATGATTCGACCGGGTGCCCGACGATTGCCGATAGCAGGGCGTGGCGTTCCTCGGGTGTGGCGACCGTGCCTAGTTGCCGCCGCAACCCGGCGCGTACCGCCTTTAGCGGGGCGACGCCGATACGGGGCGGCAGGGTCGCGCCCTCGTCGTCGGGCGCCTCGGGCTCGGGGTCGGGGAGCACGGGCGCCGGGTCGGTTGGGGATTCCGTCCCGACGCCCGCGAGCTCGTCGCCCTCGTCCCTATCTAAGGGCAAGGGCACGTCGCCCGGTATATACGCGGTTGGGTATGGCGGTTCGACGCTCGGCGGCGCGCTCGGCGGCGCGAGCTCGTCGTCGAGCATTTCGGCGTGCGCGGTCGCGATTTCCTCCGACTCGTCGAGCGTGCGTCGAGGCTTGGCGATATCGGCCTCGCGCAACGGTGGCAACGGTTCGGGCGTTTCGCCGGTTTGCGGGTCGAGGACGGTCGGCGGGCCCTCGACTACCGGCGTATCCTTCGGCGTGCGCCTACGGCGCTGTAGAGGCTTCCTAGGCGCCGGTACGGGTGCCTCGTCGCCGTCGGCGGGCGCCCATGCCTCTAGGGCGTCGGGCTCGTCCTCGGCGATGTAGCCGAGTCCTTTCACAATGTCGGGGAACAGCAGTCGAGCGAGGTCGCCGGTAGCTCGGGCGACGAGCATCGCGCGCGGGTAGCGCTGCCACGCCTGCCGCCCGAGCAAGCCTGCCGCCCGGGCCATATCAAGGGACCATTCGACGACGACGCGCTCGCTATCGGGGCGCCCCTTGCGTTGTCCCCAAACGCGGGCCCGGGTGCCTGTCATTTCGACGACGTGAAACGTGTGCCCGGCGCGAAGGATCATCGCGCGGGCGAGCTCGGCGCTCGGCGCGGGTCGCCCGTCGACGATATGGATTCCGGCGAGCGCTTGCATGGGCGTTAACCCGACCTCGGCGCCGTACAGGATCGTCGCGGCGACCGCTTCCCGGCGACCGCGCAACGCGCCGGGCACAAATTCGGTGTCGCTTACGGCGTCGGCGACTTGCGCGGCGAACACGAGCACGCCGCCCCAATACGACACGTCGAGGGCGCGCGGGCCCTCGTCGACGGTTGCTAGCTCGGTCATTTCGTGCCTTTCCAAACGGTGAGCGCGGCGGCGTGCAAGGCAGGGCGGCGCGCGTTGCGGATGCCGACGCGCTCGATAAGGCGGCGGCGGGAAGCGGCGCTGAATATCGCGCCTACGGCGTTGTTCGTATTGGCGCCCTCGACGCGGCGCGGCAACCCGACGAGCTCGACTAAATCCTCGCTCGTGAACGGTTCGCCGTCGGCGGCGAGCTCGTGCATCGCGAGCCACGCCCGGGCCCGCCATTGCGCGGCGGCGTCGAGCGCCCGCGTCATGCCCTCCTGTTTGAGGGCGTCACCCGTCGGCATCGTCGAGCGGGTAATCGGGCCCGGCGTTGCTCGGGTCGTACCCGTCACATGCCGGGCAACCCGGGCAATTGCAGTCGTGGCACTCACACGGGCCAACGCCGTACGGAATCACGGCGCGCCCTTAGCCTCGATGAGCTCGGCGGTCCACCCGGCGACGAGTAGACAGACCTCGGCCTCGTGCACGCCCGCGCCGTTACGGAGCATCCGCACGGCGCGACGCACGCCTAGTTCTAAGGCCCGGTCGACGGCATCCATTACGCGACCTCGGGCACGGGCAACGGCGCGCCGATAACGTCGTCGCGGCGTAGGCGGTTAAACGCGGCGACCGGGATTGCGTGGCGGAATACGCCCCACACTCGGTTATCAGACTTGACCGGGATTAGCTCGTATCCGTCGGGGCGTAGCCACAGAACCGCGCAACGGTCGACGGGCGGCATAAGCAAATCGCGGTCGCCGACGACGATATGCGAGGCGCGTGCGTATCCCGTTAGCTGTAGCGCGTTGTCGGGATAGGGCCCGCTCGGGCTCGTTTTGTAATCGACGAGCCAACGGTCGCCGCCGCGCATGACGGCGCAAAGGTCGAAACGCCCGGCGTAACGGTATTGCTCGTGGAATACGCATTGCTCGACGAGGGCGGTATCGGGCGACACGTCCCACGCGTCGAGGAACCGTGCCGCGTGCTCGCCCATGCGTATTACGTCGTCGCTGTACGGCTCGCCCGTGTCGGGGTCGGCGGGCGCGACGGGCTCGCCGAAAATCAGCCGCTCGGCGATGGAGTGAACCTGTGTACCGGTACGCCCGCCCGTGTCGCGCGCCTCTAGGTGAGCTCGGGCGGCGGCGCCGATCCACGCGCCCTCGCCCATGCTCGGGAGACTGTCGACGTTCGTCGCCGCCCACGATGCCGCGAGGCGGGCCGACCAGTTAATCAGCCCGTCGTTGGGCGACACGTTGCGCACGATGCCCGACACGCTCGGCACCCATGCGCCGTCGAGCGTGTATCGGTGGTTTTTCGGTGAGTACACGAGGCGCGAGCTCATGACACGCCGCCCTCTGCCTCGTCGTCGTCGGCGACGATTCCTAGCACCCGTTCGCCCGCGTCGCGTCGCCACGCCTGCCCGATTTCGTCGGGGTCGACGGTAAGCATTTCGACGATCCTTGCGAGCTGTTCGTCGTTGAGGTAAATGCGCCCGCCCATTTTTAGGTGGGGCCATTCTCCGCGCTTGCACTTTTCCCGCAACGTCGCGTGCGTTACATGCAGTCGGGGCGCCGCCTCGCCCGCCGTGTAATAGGTGACTGTCGACGGCTTCCCGTTCTCGTCTCGGTGTGGAAATTCGATAGGCATTCCTCTAGCGCCCTCCCGTGATTCGGGCGCGTTTTGCTACACGCCCGAGCGTCTTTGGAACTAACCCGCATTGCTACTTTGGGATGAGTCGCGAGGTCCGGGCGGCTCATTTCGGGTGATTCCCTCCACCTAGATTCCACCCGAGCTGTCAAGGGTTGGCAAGTAAAGGCAACGCCCAATCGTCGGCGTGTCGTGACTTTGTCGCGCTCCTCGGCGCTCCTACGCGCTCCTAACCCCTCGAGCGCCCCACCAGTCACACGAGTAACAGGGTTGGACAACCTTTGGGTAACGTTAGGTAGGCGAGTCTCGGCAACCTCGCGCCGCGCCGCGCTCGCCAAACCCTCGACGAATGAAACGAGGCATGGTTAACGTATGCAACGACACGGCGGCAGTCGGTCGCCGTGAACCGGTACGCGCTCGGGGAGGGCACGGGGAATGAGAACAGTACGGAGAGCAACGCAGGCGACCACGGTCGAGGATTTCGCCGCCGGATTGGGCGAGCGCGTTTTGCATTGCCGCGAGCTCGGGCACGTCTGGCGACCCTTGACCGTTCGTTGGGACAACGAGGCAAAGGCGTACGACCGGCGCCTACGTTGCTCGTCGTGCCGAACCGTGCGCGTACAGGTAGTCACAGGGAAGGGACACGTTTTGAGTAACCGATACGACTACGCCGACGGGTACCTCGCAACCGGCGTACAGGTCGGGCGAGGCAACCGCGACGTATTCAGGGCGGCGGCGTTGTCGAGGTTCCTCGACGCACACGCCGCCGACGAGGTCGCGTGATGAGTCAGAGAATCGTTATCGAATGCGACGAGTGCTTAGCGCTCGGCGAGGCGTCACGGGATGCGGTAACGGTCGAGGTTCGCGCTATGGGCGTCGAGGTCGAGGTCGACCTCTGCGACGTGCACGCGAAACCGCTCGCCGAAATGCTCGATAGGTTCGTCGAGCTCGGGCGTCGGCCCAACGAGGCGGGTCTATTGCGGGCGGCGTGTCCGCGTTGCGGGCGCAAGTTTGCCTCGCCGCAAGCGCTCGGGCGTCACGCGAAGGAGACGCACGGCGAGAGTGTGAACCAAATGCGCGGCAAGGCGGCGCCCGCCAATCCGGCGCCTGCGACGGGCGACGAGTACGCCTGCCCTGATTGCGGTCGAGGTTTCGCCACGCGGCAGGCTATCGCGGTCCACAGGCGCCGGGCGCACGGCGTACAGGGCGAATCTAAGGCGTCGGCGGCGCGGCGTCGGGCGCAAGGCGAGGACGGGGCGCCCTCGGGTGAATAACGCCCCGTACAGCGTCGACGAGCTCGGGACTAGCGTCCGGCACGTCGGCGAGCACACGCGCGCTGTAGGCGGCGATTTCGTCGTCGAGCGTTTCCATAGGGCGAGCGTGCGCCGCAATACCTACCGGGTGCAAACAGGGGCGCCACGCCCGAGCGGTATTTACTTCGCTCGGCGTGTCGGCAGAATGGCACCTAGCTAGACGCTTTGGGGAGCGTCGAGCAGCCTCGGGCCCATACGCTGTGGCCGGTAGGCACCAGAAAAAAACCCGGGCCCGTATCGCATAGCGGTACGGGCCCGGGTCGTGTCGGGAAGGACACGACTACAGGTTAACGCGTACCTCGACCTCGACCTGTTCGGGTCGGAAGGGTCCGCGCCCGCCGCGCAACGCGACCCGCGTAAACAGCAGGTCGACGAGGGCCCGGCGTCGCCCGAGCTCGGCGCCCTCCCATGCCGCCCGGGCGTGCTCGCGGCGCTCGTCGAGGCTCGCGGCGTCGTCGTCGAGTACGAAACCGTCGAGCACGGCGAGCGGCTTAATCACCCGGTCGGCGTGCTCGCCGAGCTCGGCCTCTAGCTTGGCGCGGCGCTTGTCGAGCTTCGCGACGAGCGCTAGGTACCGCTCGCGGGTAATCGTCCCGTTCGCCCGATCTTCGTCGTGCTCGTCGAGCGTCACGTCGATTTGGCGCAACGCCTCCCGTACCGCCCGCGCGTCGTCCTCGACCGTGTCGTCGACGAGGGCGCCGGACATATCGACCATCGCGAGCCTGTCGATTACCAACCGCTCGACGACGCGGTCGACGAGCTCGACGGATCGGTGTACGTGCCGACCGGTCGCGCACGCGTACGCCCGCCCGCCGTAGGCGCCGCCCGCCTTTGTCTTAGTGCTCCCATGCAACGGGCGCCCGCGTAGGTCGGCGCCACACTCGGCACACGCGCCGAGCCCGGCGAGCAGATACACGCGGGCATTGTTCCCGCGATTGGTCCGGCGCTCGGGGTCGAGCAGCTTGCGGCGGACGGCGTCGACGGTTTCCTCGTCGGTAAGCGCCTCCCATTGCCCGGGCCCGACTACCTCGCCCTTGTGCACGACGAGGCCCGCATATCGCTTGTTAAGCAGAATCAGCCGCACGGCGGGCGCGGTCCACTTGCCGCCCGCGATGGTCGGCACGTCGTTGGCGTCGAGCCACTTCGCGAGACTGTGCAACGTTTCGCCGCCGAGAAAACGCCCGACGAGGTCGCGGTAAATCTTCGCCTCGACCGGGTCGGCTTGCATATTGCGGGCCCGGTCGCCCTCGGCGTCGAGGTAGCCAAACCACCGCTTACCGCCGTGCGGCAATCCGGCGTCGCGGCGAGCTTCCTTAAACCGGCGAATACGCTTACTCATCTTCTCGATTTCTAGGACGGCGACCGCGCCGAGAATGGTCGCGAGAAACACTGAGTCGGGGTCGTCGGGGTCGATTACCGTTCCCGAGCCCGATTGGACAATCACGGCGCCCGATTCGCGGCACGCCTTGATTAGCGCGGCGCGGTCGGCGTCGTCGCGGATGATGCGGTCGAGCACCCACACCAGTACGTGAGTCACGCGCCCCGAACGGATTTCGTCGAGCAGGGCAAGCCACCGCTTACGCTCGCTCGTGCGGAACCTCGACGCCGAGCCCGTTTCGGTGAACCGCTCGCGGATGCCGCCGAGCTCGCGCGCGGCGTACTCGGCGTTGTCCTCGTGCTGCCTGTCGTTGCCTACCGTGATTTCGGGCGTGTACTCCTCGCGGCGGAACCGCGAAAGGCGGTCGTAAGAAACGGCGTACGCCTCGACGGCGGGCGCCGCCCGGCGCGAGGTACGCGCCGGGCGGGTGAGGGTCGGCGCGCTCATGCCGACGCCCGGCGACGACGCTCGGCCACGAGCTCGTCATACGCCGCCCATTGCGCGTCGATTGTCTGATTCGACTTGCCGCGCGTCACGGTTTGCACGAGCGACCATGCCGCGTCGATACGGGCGTCGAGCTCGGCGTCGGTCACGACGGGCGACCCGTCGACGTGCACGAGCTCGGGTGAGTCGAGGCTAATCGCCGTGCACTCGACCGACGACGGGCAACCCGCGTGGTCGAGGTTCGGGTAGTGACCGCAATACGTCGACACGGCGGGCGCCTCGACGACAGGGCGGCGAGCCTTGCCGAAATGATGCAACGGGCCCGCGTGCGTACCGCCGTTGGAGAAGAAAATCTTGACGAGGTCGCGCGCCGACCCAAAGACGTGCACGCGCTCGACGGCGACCCATGCGCCGCCCGCGTATACCTCGTCACCCTCGACCGCGTCGACGAGCTCGATAGTTTCGTACCTCATGTTTTCGCCCTTCCCGGCTGTGTGTCCCGCTCGGTTTCGAGCGGAGCTCTAACCTAGCACACGGTCGCACATTGGCAAAACGTGGCCTCGTCCGCGTAGCGCGAATGTGCGACGGGTTGAGCGTGACCTAGGCGCGGTCGCCTCGACGGCGCTCGGCCTCGACGCCTGCCGCAAGGGCGAGCCACGCGGCGCGCGTGTCCTCGTCGAGCTCGTTCCACGGGCCCAACAGGCGGGCGCCGTACCGAGTGAATATGTCGGGCGCGGGCTCGGTCACGAGCGCGACCCTAGTAGGGCGACGAGCACGAGCACGAGCCCGACGGCGGCGAGCACGAGGCACAGGGCGGCGAGCATGTAGAGGCGCGTCGGCTCGCGGTACGGCGCGGGCGTCACACGTTCACCCGTAGCGCCTCGACGGCGTCGAGCGGGGCGACGATCCTGTCGCCGTTGTGGGGCCCGCCTTGCACGGTCGCGGCGACGTAGGCGCCTACGCCGTACGTCGTGGTCGGGCCGACCGTGAAGGATGCCGACGCGACCTCTACGTCGTGCACGTTCACCCATTCGCCGCCGAGCAACAGGGCGGCGATATCGGCGGCGTCTACGTCGATCATGCGGCGACCTCGACGACGGGCGCGTACGGGTTGAGGTTCTGCCATGTACGGGAAGCGAGCTCGGCGCGAATCGCGGCGGCGTCGTCGACGTGCCCGAGCTCGACACACCTAGCTAGGACGTGTTCTAGCTCGACGCGGGAGGTCGAGGCGAGCGGGAGGTCGAGCGCCATAGGGACACGTTACCGCTCGTCGCGGTCGCGTCGGTTGCGACGTTCCATGATGAGCGTTATCCCGTACCCGCGTACGACGGCGGCGAGCAGGACGAGCGCGAACGGCGCGACGACGAGCACGAGCACGAGCACGAGGGCGCGGTCGCTCATCCTTGACGTGTCCACTTCCGTACGACGAGCTTATGGTCGCTCGCGGGCGTATCGAACGTTTTAGCGTCGCCCTCGGCTTTTACCTTTTGGCCCTTTATCCACCAGTCGTACGTCGATTCGCCGTGCGTATTGGGATAGGGCCCGCCCGCTAATACGAATTCGTTAGGCATCCAATCGTCGACGCGTTGCTTAAACCAATTGCATTCGCATTTCTGGTTCCAATCGGCGGCGATGATTGTCGACGCGCCCGCCCTATCCCATTTGTCGCGCAATCCCTGTAACCACGGCCCGAGCGCTTTCATGCTTTCGCGGAATTGGTCGCCGCGCGTACCGTCGCCCGCGTTATTCCACCAGACATTACAGCCATTGTTATCGGTTGTATTCGCGGGCAAATGCAGCGTCGCTATTAGCCAACGGTCGCCGTTGGATAGGCGGTGAAACAATCCGGCGAGCGCCACGGTATAGGGCGCCTTAGCGCCGCCCTCGCGGGTGTATCGCTTATCAGAGAGCTTTTTATGCGCCCTTTCCTCTAACGCCCATTGCGACGTATCCCATGCAAATGCATTCTCGTCGGAACCGACCGGGTCGCCCTTTGGCGGTTGCCACGTATCCCAACCCAATTCGTCGAATTTCGCGCGCCCCGCTTTAGCGGCGTCGTCCTCGTGTACCTCGGTAAATGTGCATAGCGAGCATTTGTCGACGACGAGCTTTGCGGCTTTTCGGAATTGCTCGGGCGTATCGTCGAACCGCGAGGAATGGTGGCCGAGCATCATAGGGAATCACCTACGCATTAGTACCGCGACAATGGCGACGACGAGCAAAACCACGACGAGCACCCAAACCAATTCTTCGGTATTCATTTCTGTAGCCTTTGCAGAATTTCGCGAAGCATTTGCCCCGCTGCCTTTTTGGTTTCCGACCCGTCCGGCTTATCGACGGGTAGTTTCTTTTCCCACATTTCCTCGCGGACGATATTCCTAATTCGCTTAAAGTCCTCGTCGTTCATTTCGTCCTCCCTTTCGAGCGGGAGGTCGACGCCGTTAATATCGCCGGTCCACCCTAAATACCGATATCCCCAATTGTTTTCGATCCACGCGATAACGTCCTCGGATACGACGCCCGAGCTCGGCATATCGGTACTGCGTATCTTTTGCGTGTCGGCGCCCGCGTTAATAATCGCGTGCCCGTAATTGCCGCCCTCGAAATACATTGGGGCGGCGAGCGGCGGCGTACGGTCGCCCGGGTGCCGCTCGACGGCGCCGTACCATGCGTCAATCGCCGAGCCGTACAGGCTCGCGACTTCCCACGCCGACCGCACGTATTTCTGGCAATACCCGGGCGGGTACGTCGTGACGGCGCGGGCGTTTGCTAGTGCTTCCTTCCCGCCCGACGCCGTCATAGCGACTTCTTTAGGCGGACGAGGGCACGCCCGAGCGCGTCGATAGCTCGGCGCTTGTCCCGTGTCGACCGGTCGGGGTCGCGCACAATCGCCCGTAGGCGTTGCGCGGCGACGACGACGAGGTCGAGGTCGGGCGGGTCGGGCTCGTGCGGGCCCTTAGGCGGGTCGCTCGTCGCGTCGCTCATCGTCGCCGCCCTCGGGTGCCTCGACGGGCGTTTCGTCGTCTGTAGCGCCCTCGTCGAGCTCGGCCTCTGTCGCGACGGGCGCCTCTGTCTCGGTCGTCGTGGTCGTCGTGACGCGGGGCGCCTCGTCCTCGCGGCGCTCGCGCTCGTCGTCGTGGTCGTGCTCGGTCATGGTTAGTTCCCTTCCGTTGTGGCGGCGTCGACGAGCGTCGCGCCGTATGTGGGCCAAACAGCCTGTACGGCGGACACAAGGCCCGCGTCGTCGGTCGCGGGCGTCATGCCCGGTTCTGCCGCGACGAGCGGCACGAGCGGCGCCGCGTACATTTGCCCGGCGATAACGAGCTCGGCGAGCAATGCAAACTCGGGGCGCGCGTCGTTTACGAAAACCTTTGCCTGTTCCGTCGCGCACGCGTAAACGCGGTCACGAAAACCCGCATCGTTGGTTGTGGCGGCATCGTCGGCGTACGTCATGGCGTGTGCCTTTCCCTAGGTTCCGTAGGCGACATAAGCAACCGTTACGGTCGTGTTTGGCAGCGTGCCGCCCGTCGTCGTGTAAACGCGCATAGCGGCGCCGGTTTTGTTCGACAGGGTCGGCTGATACTTGAGAATCAGGGGCCCTAGGCTCGCCGGGTTGCTCGCTTCCGTAACGACAATGGTCGTAAGCGTATTGGGGAAGGGCGTCGCGAATGTGATTGTTCCGTCGCTACCGGCGTTTGTCGCCATGCCGACGACGCCCACGCGCACGAGCGGTACGACTACCTCGACCCGCTCGGCGAGCGCCTGTATCGCGTTATCGCCGTCGGCGACGCGGTCGGTACCGGTCGGGTACGGCAATTGGTACTTAGGCGTTGTGCCACCCATTACGTCGTCCTTTCCTTGATTGTCACCCTACGGGCGTATACGTGTCCCATGTAACGGTCGCGGGAATATCGTCCCAACGCGTCGAGGCGGGAATGGCGTCCCAAATCTCACGCGGCGGCGTCGGGCCGAGACACGTCGCGTCATTCCATGTGAGCGACGGCGGAACCGTGTCCCATAGCGTCGCCGGGTTTACGTCATTCCAACGCGGCGGCGCGCTCGTGCGGCAGTAACCCGAAACCGCTAGCTCGATTTCGTGCACGCCGTAGGCGAGCCGTTCGCGCCAACCCTCGACCCAAAGGCTCGTGACGGTCGGCGCCGTGCCAATCGTCGGGAATCCCGTCACCTGAATCAGCGAATGCATTTCGAGCCCGAGCGTTTGCGCCGTGCGGGCGGCGTCGAGCCCGTCGAGGTCGACGGGCAGGGCGGCGAGAATCCATACCGGCGACGCGTTGCGGACGAGGACGAGGTTCCCCATAGCGGCGGCGTCGGCGGCGGCGGCAAGCTCGCTCGTGAACGTGTACTCATAACGCCCATAGCGGGTGACCGACTCGACGGCGCTCGCGACGTAGCGCGGTTGTTCGCCGCCCTCCGGCGCGACGCCGTAACCGATAGATACCTCGTTAACCAATCCCTCTAGGTTGCGCACCCATTGCGGCGACACGAGCACGTCGCACGCGTCGAGCAGTAGCGACGGCGCGATGCCGCGACGATGCTCGGCGTCGGCGTATCGGAGCTCGCCGCCGCGTGTCTGCCACAGAATCCCGCCCGCCGATTCGGCGACGCCCGTCATTACGTCGAGGGCGTCTTGTGAGTCCACGTCACGGGCGAGGATTTGCACGGTTCCCGGGTCGAGCGAGCGCGGGTCGATTGGCTCGCCCGCGAGGTCGGCGACTCGTCCCATGCGGGCGCCGTCGAGCTCCTGCGGCCACGGCGTATCGCCGACGACGCGCCGGGCGAGGTCGGCGAGCAGGGATACCGCCATGATTTGCCCGACGCCCGCGTTAGGCGTCGCGTCGCCTGCGTCGTCCCACCCGAGCGCGATATCGGTTACGCGACCCGTGAACCGCGTAAACGCGCCGTCGGGCGTCGTCGTGGTGATTACGACGACGGCGCCGATATCGACGAGCTCGGGCAACGGCTCGTCGGGCCCGACCGTGAAATCAATTGTGGCGGCGCTCGCGCTCGGTTGTCCCGACGCGCTATCGCGACCGTGCACGATAGATACCTCGTCGATCAAACACGACAGGTCGGCGCTCGTGCCCGTCGAGCGGTAGTGAACCTCTAATGAGTGAATCGCCGCCGTGAACGTCACGCCCGGGATAGCGGGATAGGGCGTGACGGTCGCCGCGATTCCTAGATAGACGTACTCGGGCCCGGGCGGCGCGGTTTGCGGCAACAGAACCTCGAAAGCGGTATTACCCGGCGCGACCGTCACGGCGCCCCACGCCTGTACCGCGTCGGCGGGTCGCCAAAAGGGCCCGAGCGCCGCCGCCTCGCGCGTCTTGCCAAAGTAGAGGTTTAGAAACACGTTCGCCGCGTGCGACACGGTGACGCTAATTCGGGCCCGATACGTCGCGACGTTCGCCGGGCGGTCGATTGTCGCCGCCGTCGTGCGGATGAGCGCCGACCCGTCGCCGGTCGACGTGAGGGTCGCCGACTGCGACCCCCATACCCACGGGTCGTCGAACGGGCCCGGTTGCCACCCGTCGAGGTTCGTATCGAAGTAGCTATTTGTGAACAGGGGCGCGCCCCAACCCGCCGCGTTGCGGTCGGCGTAGGCGACGACGGAATGTGTACCGATCATGCGAGCCCGACCCGCCTGTCGTGCCCGGCGAGGATGCGGCGAATCTGCCGCGCGGTCGCCTCGGGGTCGATAGCGCCGTTTACGACGATGCTGTATGTCGGCGAGCTCGACGAGGCGGTCGCTCGGGGCGACGCGACGGCGGGCGAGGCGTACGTCGCGGTCGCGACGGTCGCGGGCGGCGGCGGCGCCATGAAAGGCCCGGGAAGATTGATCGACGGAACCTTGATACGGCCTAGCCAACCAATCAGGTTTTGCACGGCGTCGACGACGCGACCGATAGCGCCCGCCAACGTGTCGAATGCCGACGCGAAAACGCCCGGGATACTGATACGCCCGATAGCGCCGATAAGGTCGCCGACCTTATTCCACGCGCCCTCGACGGCGGTTTTGATTGTGCTAAACGCGGTCGCGATAAAACCCGGCACGGTGATATTGCCGATTTTGGTAATGAGGTTCCCGACCCAATTCCACGCCGACTCGACGGCGGAACGGATTAGGTTAAACCCTTCCTTGATTAGGCCGGGCACCGAAATGCTCGTGATTTTGTTGATAAGCCTGCCGACCCAATCCCACGCGTTTTCGACGGCGTTACGGATTGTGTCGAATGCCGCCTTGATAATCCCGGGCACGCTGATATTGCCGATACGGGTAATCAGGCGACCGACCGTGTCGATTACCGCGTCGATAGCTGCCTTTACGCCATTCCAAACGCCGGTAACGATTCCGCGGAATGTCTCCGACTTTTTCCATAGCAATACGACGGCGCCGACCACGAGGACGACGGCGGCGATTACCAAAAGAATCGGCAACAAGGCGGCGCCCCACGACGCCGCCGACACGATACCGGCGATAGTCGTGACCGTCGTGTAAATGGTGAGCGCGGCATTAGCAACGAGAATAGCGGCGGCGATAGCGGCAATCGCGCCCGCGATTACCAGAAATAGGGTCGTGTTTTCGCCAATCCATTTCGCTACGTCGACAAACAGCTCGGCCATTGTGGTTAGCACGGGGATTAGCGCCGTCCCGGCTTCTTCCTGTGCCTCGCTCATGGAATTTTGGAAGATTTCCATTTTGCCCGCCGCCGTGTCGGCGCTCGCCGCCATAGCGCCGCCGGTTTGCTCGGAGAGCTCGCCCATAATCTTTTTCATGTTCCCCGACTCGATAGCGGCGTCGGAGAGCGTCGGTACCAATCGCTTTAGGGCGCCCGCGTTGCCGCCGTACGCCTTAGCCATTCCCTCGGTAACGGAGCCCAAATCCTTACCGGTCGCGGCGGACACATCCATAGCGACTTCCATCGCTTCCTGTGCCTTAGCGGCGTCGCCGGTCGCCCTCAATAGGTTTCCCATTGCGGGTCGCAATTGGTCGTCGGCGACGCCCGTCGCAAGCGTCATTTTGGAAATGTAATCTTCCATGCTCGCGACTTGCGCGTCGCTCGCGCCGGTCGTGTTTTTCATCGTCGAGGCGAGAATCGCTTGCGCCTGCTCGTCCTCTGCCGCCGCCTTAGCGGCGCTTACGGCGGCGGCGCCGACGGCGGCGAGCGCGACGGCGGCGGGCGCGGCGGCGGATCGGATACCGGCGCCCATTTTGCTTGTCTTAGTCGCTACGTCGTCGACGCCCGACTGTGCATCCTTGGTATCGGCGACGATTTTAACGATGAGCTCGGCGACGTTCGCCACGGTTCCTCGCCTACTTTCGTGCGGATGCCTTGCGGATTTTGTCGGCGTTTATTTCGAGCACGTCGAGCGCCGTAGCGATTACCTCGTCGGTTTCGTCGTACCAATCGCGGGGCGCCGTTTGGGTCGCGACCGCTAGCTCGACGATGAGCCGTAGTCGGTCACCACGGCGAAAGGGCGACCGCCCTCGTCGTCGTCCTTATTCCTGTCGACGGTCGCGACCTCGATTGTTTCGGCCTCCCATTGCTCCCACCGATAGGTCGATTCGATAGCGCCGGTACGCCGTGCCGCCGCCCACGCGAGGAACGTCAACCACGTCATAGGCGCCTCGTCGAATTTGGGCCAACGATGCTTTACCCGCGTCTTTTCCCACAGGATCAAATCGCGGTTGTCGGTCTGTACCTCTAGCGGCTCGTGACCGTCGCGGGTAACGGTCACGCGCGGACTGTTAAGCCTCGTGTCGCCCATTCCTAAGCGCCCTTCACTCTCGCGAGCGCCCGGTCGGCGTCCGCTCGGAAATAACCGGTAATGACCGTGTCGGAGTAGTCGAGCGCCGGGCGTAAGTACGGGTGCGCGGGCGTGTGCGTCGAGCCAAATTCCTGTACGGCGGCGTACACGCCGACAGAGGGCCCGACGGATACCTCGACGCCCGAGCGTGTCGCCTTAATCGAGCGCTGTAGGGCGCCCGTCGCGTACGGGGCGCCCGAGCGGGCCCGTTGCTCGACGAGGCGCCCCGACGCGTCGAGGGCCGTCGACGGGTCGGCGAGCTCGTCGGCGGCGCGCGCGAGCGACCGGGCGAGCGCTTCGTCGCCCTCGACCTCGACGCGCGCCTTATCCGTCACGCGACCTCGTCCTCGTCCTGTCGTGAGTCTGATTCCGCCGACAGGACGACGCCGCCGCCGAACGTGTAAACGGGTACGCCCACGACGGTAAACGTGAAATCGCTTGTCATGGTTTCGCCGGTCGTGTCGCCGCCGAAATCGAGCGGGTCGACAATCAGCTTTCCTGTCGCCGCCGTGCCCGCGTCGGTATTGGGCGTGAACGAAAAATCGAATTCCTGCCCGGGCGACGCCTGCGACAGAGCGAAGAAACCGGCGGGGTCGCCGATATCGGTATCCATATTCCCCGAAAGCTCGTACGTGTACGTCGGCTTAGGAACCTTGACCGTGCCGCATAGCTTTGTCTCCGAATCGCCTTGGTCCTTGCTCGCGGCAATCACGGCGTTATTCACGAGACACGACACGTCGATAGGTGTCGCGGTCGCGCCGATAGTGAGCTCGCCCGCGCCGAGCGGGAATGTCTCGCCGACCATAGTCGTCATGTGCGTTTCCTATTCTGTGTCGACGCGTAGGCGTAAACCCGGCATCGTCTGGCGGTCGTTAAAGGTGATTTGAGCGGGCTCGGCGAACGTCACGCGCGCGACCTTAAACAGGGCAAACGCGACCACGTCGCGGTAGCTATCGCCCTCGTCGACGGTTTGCTCGGCGTACGACGCGGGAAGCGTCACGAGGATTTCGTACGTGTCGCGCCCGAGCGTGTCGAGCTTGTTGGCGTAGGTGGTTTGCACCCATTTGGGCCACGCGGCGCCCGCCGTAGCTTGCGCGGGCGCCGTCCTGTACGCCTCTAGGCCGTCGACTGTGTCGAGGGCGGCGACTAGTTCCTCGCGCGCCGTGCGCGGTCGCGTGGCGGGCGTTGCGAGGCTCATCCGAGTACCGGCGTTCGATAGGCGCGCTCGTGCTGTTCCACGAGCGCGTCATAGGCGGCGAGGCTCGACGGGCCATATTCGGCGCCGTCGAGTCCCACCATTCCGAGCGGAAGATTTCGCGCGGCGACCTCCCTTTGCACCCGACGCAATAACGCTTGATCGAGTGCCGCCACGCCCTCGGGGTCGGTCGGGACTGTGCAGCGTGCGGATTGGTCGGCGCGGGCGGCGTCGAGCATCCGCGTTAGGTCGGCGTCGGTTAGCAGGGTCGCGGGTACCTGTAGGTACCCGCGAACCGTTGCTAGGTCGAGCGCCATTAGGACCGACGCCCTCCACCCGACGAGCTCGACGAGCTCGACACGACCGGCGCGGGAACCGTGAACTTTGTGTAGGCGGTCGGCATGACATTCAGGAACGCGCCGAAACCGGCGTAACCGACGAGCTGCCCGAGCACGTCGGGTTCTCCGACCTGCATAAGCCCGTCTACGTCCTCGTACCATTCCGCGTACCGCGAGGGCCCCTGAATCATCGTCGACGCGGGGAAATTCTTGTCGACGACGAGCTTAAAGCCCATAGGCGACCCGCTCATCCCGCCCGGCGACATTCCCGGGAACAGGGCATTTCCCTGCGTCGTGGTGACGCCGCCGAGTCGACCCCAAACGTCCGGCGACACCCAAAGCGTGTCGGGCAGGGCGTTCACGGCGCCGAGCGACGTTGCCGCCGCGCCGTAAATCGCGGCGTAGATTCCCGCCGCGTCCCACGTCGCAATAGGCGCCGTCTGTACGACGCTCGCGGCGAAATCTTCGCACGCCTCGTTATCGGTGGCGTTCGCGTAGACGTTCGCGAAATCCTCGAAAACGATTTGGAGGATTCCCGGCGAGGTCCACTTAATATCCTGCCGCGAAATATTCAGGTGACCGGCGAACGTGTCCGCCACGACGGGAAGCTTCCCGATAAGCATTTTCTGCGACGCGGTTAGATCCTTTTCCGCGACCTGCTTATCAATAGCGACGTGCTGCGTTACGACCGGGCGGTCGAATTGCCCGGCAGGCAACGGCTTACGCGTAATGGAATTGATAAAGGGTCGCGCCGCGTCGATATTCGACAGGACGGGCCCGAGCACGGGACGAGGCACGATGCCCGGGTTGTCGGCTAGCTTCTGGTGCTCGGTCGCCCGGTCGAGCTTGGCGATAGCGTCGGGGTCGCGCATCGTCATAGCGCGGTGAACCGTAATCGCGTAGTCGCCGACGGTCGGGAATTCCCGCGCAATGTCGTACGGCTCGGTTACCTCGACGGTCGAGGTACGGGTCGCGGCGGGCGACGCGGGCACGGCGCGCCGAACCTCGGCGACCTTGCTTGCCTGCGTTTCGAGCCCTGCATAGTGCTCGATTGCCTTCGCGAGCTCGTCAAGGCGACCCTTATCGCGGTCGACCTGCTTTGCCTCGTCGTCGTTTACGTCGCGCTTTTCCTCGGCGGCGCGGTTAACGAGCGCCTCGATTCCGTCGCGGATTTCGTCGTACTGCTGATTGAGTCTGTCGAGATATGCACCCATGACGGGCCACCTATTCGGGAGTCGTGAAATTCTCGACCGGGTGGCGGCTTAGCTCGTCTGTCGACCGGGTGGCGGTTTATTTCGACCGGGTGGCGGTTCGTCGACGGCGCCGGGTGGCGGTTCTCCGATATCGAATCTAATCGCGCTTTCGCAGACTGTCGAGGTATCCGCGCAATTCGTCGAGCTTTGGCGTACCGCTCGGCGCGATAATGAGCTCGTGGTCGCGCGCGACGGTCACGCCCGCGCCCGCATATTGCGGCGTCGCGGTCGCGGCGACGTGCGACAACCCGCATACCTCGCGCACGGTCACGGCGCGCCCGGCGTAATCGACGTTGGCGCGCGAGCGGTAAACGCGGCTCGATACCGACCAACCGCGAAGCTCGCCCGCGCGAGCTTCCTCGGCGAGCGGGTGCGAGCGGTCGAGGCGAAAGGCGCACACGAGCCCTGCCCTTTCCTCGCGGATACCGACGCAACGGCCTAGGTATCGGTCGCCGTCGTCGCCGTGGTGACCGACCATAAGATTTACCCACCGCCCGCCCTTTGTGGCGTCGCGGGAATAGGCGCCGTGCGTAAAGGCTTCCCAATACGTCGTGCGCCCGCCGTCGTCGCTTACCTGCTGTGGCACGTCGTACGGAACCGCCAAGCCCTCGACGGTCCACCCGTCGCCGGTCGCCTCTAGCGGCGCGGCGGATCGGTCGATAATTAGCTCGCTCATTATTGCGGTACCTCGCTCGGCGTGAGGTCGGGCACGCCCGACGGCGTTTCGGTTTCCTCGACGGATTGGTCGAGCGGCGCCCGCCCGATCATGGCGCGCGCCTCGTCGACGGTTAGCACGCCCGACGCGACGAGGGTCGCGAGGACCGTCGAGGTTTGGGCGGCGTCGGCGCGCATACGTCCCGAGTAATCCCACGCGACCGACGTGCCGCGCGGCATGAGCCATTTTGTAAACGCCTGTGACAAGGGCCCGGCGTACCGGTCGACGGAATCGCGCACAAACTCGATATCGGCAGACTCGATATTTTGGTACGTCATGCTCGCGCCGGGCAATCCGAGCTTATAGCTCGGTATCCCGAGCATCATCGCGACGGCTTGCGCGTTCCACGTCCTCGACTCGACTAGTTGCGCCTGTTCCGCGTTCGACACAATCGGCGTCAAGACGTACCCGCTCGGCAAGACGACGGGCTCGCGGTCGCTCGTCATGGTGCGCCATTTGCTTTTGAGCTCGGTCGCCTGTGCCTGTGTCAGAACCGTCGGCGACTGTAGGACGGCGGGCGGCAGGGCGGCGCCCGCGAAGTAGGCGCCCGCGTGCGTTTCGGCGGCGAGCGCGCCGCCCAACCATTCGGCGTACTGCCCGAGCACGCCGCGCCCTAGAACCTCGCCCGAGCGGTTACCCGCCGACACATGCAATAGCGAATCGGCGCCGACGAGCTCGCCCGCGACGGTAAACGCGTAGTCGCCGTTTCCCGGGTCGACGATCAACCAAACGTCGTCGGCGGGAAGCGGCACGAGCCAACCCGGGCGCAACGTTCGATAATCGAGGTCGCCGTACAGGGCGAAATGGTTTCCGTACAGAATCAAATCCTCGGTCGCCGACCAACGGTAATTCCACGGCGTCGAGCTCGGGTCGGGGTCGAGCAGGACGGCGGGTTGATCGGCGATACGCAACGCGACGCCCGCCTCGGCGTCCCACCGCATCGCGCGCCAATCGGTCCCGGCGACCGCGTTAGCGAGCAGGGCGACGCCGCGCCCGAACGGCGGCAGGCTCATCGCCTCGTGCTCGGTCGCCGGTACGGGCCCGTCGGGATAGGGCCCGCCCGTTAGAAATGTCCAATCGGTCGGGCTCGACAGGCGCCCCGACCGCGAGCTCGCCTGTAGTCCCGCGATGGTGCGACGACGGCGCGCCACGTCGCCGCGCGTCGCCCTCGCGATGCGGGTTGTCGAGGTCATGGCGGTCGGCTTCCTAGTAGACGAAAAACGCGAGCGGTTCGGCGGTCGAGGTCGACGATTCGGCGACACACCACGCGGCGGCGTGCAGCAGGTCGGCCCTAACGCCCCTGTGTGCCTGCTGGAGGGCCCCTGTAGCGGTCGGGAGTAGTCCGACGGTGGTGACCTGCGTCGCGAGGCTGTCGTCGCCGCTATGGGCAATTTTCCCGGTACGGGCGAGCGAGCGAAGCAAGGGCAACCCGGCGCCCGTCGCGCCCGCCGCGACCCGCTCGACGCTCGCGCCGGGCAACCAGTCGCGCGCCTCGCTCTCGACGAGCGTTCGCCCGAGCAGCACCCGACAACCCTCGCGCCGCCCGACGGTGAAGCTCGCCCACGCGTACGCGTCGCTCGCCGAGTCGAAAGCGCCGCCCCACACCAGTAGGCGACCGTCGGCGAGCTCGACGCACGCGGCGGCGGCGGCGCGTAGACCTAGGTAGTCGTCGACGGCGACGACGAGCGGCACGCCCTCGGGCGGCGACGCGTACAGGTCGGCGAGGTTGCCCCAAAGCTCGGCGTCGACAAGCGGCTCGGGTACCGCGTTCGACACGATCCGACGACGCGGCCACACATTCAGGAATTGCGCCCTAAACGACGCCTCGGGGTCGTCCTCGTCGGGGTCGATCGACTGCCCGGCATTCACCCGGGCGAGCTTGTTCTCTAGCAACCGTTCCCGGGCAGGCGACCAATACGGCGACGCCATGCGCCACGCGTCGCGGTCGTCGATAGCGGCGTCGGCGGGCGCCGACCATTCGACGATGAGCGACGCCGTCGGCGTGTCGCTATGTCCGTTATTAAGCGACGCGAGCAACGCCGCCCGGCGTACCGGCACGAGCGCCGTACAACGACGATGCGCCGTCGAGAACAGCACGAGCTGCCCCGACTCGATTTCGACCAACGTCGGCTCGATACCGTCCTCGACGATAGTCGCCTCGACCGCCCACGCCTCGTCGAGTAGCGCGAGCGTCGACGTGTACCCGTACACGCTGCCCTGTGCACGAATCAGCCACCGCGATTCGCTCGGGCTCCTGATTTCTTCCTGCGCGTTCGTCTCGCGGACGATCCACCCTTGCTCGCGCGCCCACGGTCGCGCCCGGCGCTGGATTTCCCGGCATACCGCCAAATCCTTGCCCGTGTGCAAAACCAGTTGCTCACCGCTAAACACGTCCTCGGCCACCATGCGCCACAACGCGAGCTCGCGAAGGGCGTACGACTTCCCGACCTGCCGCGCCGTCGACACGAGGGCGTCGATCCACACCAGTACGCCGTCCGCGTCGTGTTCCAAAAGGCGCGTTAACGCAAGGCGTTGCCAATAACGCAATTCGATACCGCGATTAGCGGCGAATTCGATAACCAATTCGCCATAACTACCGACGGCGTTTTTATGCGGCGGCGACATAAGCCTCGGCCACGTCGCATTATCGGGAACGTCGAGAAAAGGGATAAGCCAATCGGCGCTTTTCCAAATAGCGTCATTAGGGCCCGGCGTAATCGGGTCGGGCTCGTCGTCAAATGCTGAATTCGGGGGGATAGAGAGCCCGGG